GCGAAAGCCGTCCGGTGTTCCATCACCTTTTGCAGAGTGCAAATATATGAGTAGACCAGCAGGTGCTTGGACTGAGAGTGATCCGAATATGAGCTTTGCTTATTTCGAAACACAGACGTACCAGCCCACCGGATATAACAATATCAAGGTGAACGTTGGCAACGGCTATGCTAGAAGGACGCGTACGGGTTATAATACACCCGGAGCTCGTTCGAGTCATTACTTTAGCCCAACAAGTGCTACGTTGGTCCGGTCATCGTGCCGTGCCTCTGGCTCGCTCTCCCTAGACGGACGTGACAAGACTGTCCCGAAGTCTATTGGAAGAGTTAGTTGCAGTGGTCCGACGCGACAACCCATCACTATTGCATCTTTTACTGAAGTTCCGTCTTCAGCGCAGAAAACCTCACTAAGGAATGAGGCATTGGTCCGGTTCTATAACCGGCTACATGGTACTCAGTTTGATGGACTCACCTTCGCAGGTGAACTTAGTGAATCGAGTAAGATGATCTCGGATCGGGCGACCGCGCTAGTAACAGGTATATTTGACCGGTATTCTCCGGCTGCCTGCCATAAGCTTGGTGTACCCAAGATGAGACGACTTTCCCGAGCCCGTAGTTCACGAGCGTTGACACAGGCCCAAGTGCATGATGCACGTAAGCTTGCTAATCGCTTTTCAAACTATTGGTTAGAAAATGTATATGGATGGGCTCCTTTGTTCAATGATATGAATGATGGTGCTACAGCAATCCTCGATATACTTGAGGACCCCATTGCATTACGGACTCATGTGAGTGGATTTTCTCGTCAAGATTATACCAAAACTTTGTCTGGGACGAGCTATTTAGGTGGCGTCCTTGGTTCCGCGTTCGAAACGCGGTACTCTGGACAATACCTTAGAGCTCTTACCTACAAGTTCGGTTGCACTGTGGCTGCAAGTTATCGCAATCAGAGTGCTCTTGGCAATGCGGCGAAGGCCCTAGGTCTCTCGTGGCATAATGTTGTCCCTTCCATGTGGGAACTCATTCCTTACTCGTTCGTCGTTGACTACTTCACCAATACTGGTGACGTACTTTCCGCCCTCTCTGCTCCTACTTCCGGAACATCCGGTGGATGGAGTGTCCAGGTGGATGAAGGTCGACTGACCACTCGTGAGAGTGGTACTCGTACCCCATCCTGGTTCGAAGGTGGTTACAGCGGCGAATCCGTTTGGTCAGAGGAGAGTTTTAACTTTTCTCGACAGCCCTGGTTCGTCGGGGAGCGGCCATCATTTGAATGGAAAGTGCCGACTGTGAAGTCCGCAGCTAACCTAGTGATGCTCGCTACGAGCCGACTTACCAAGGCTAAGAAACTATTTGAGTTTCTATGACCAAGTTTATCCTTAACCCTTAACTTTACACTATGTGAGGCCCTTTCAATGGCTTATTCACCTTCCAGCCCACTCACTGGGTCGGCCATAACCGGCCTGACTTCCCCTACTTTTACGCTGTCCGTGGATTACTCCCCGAACAACGTGAAGACTCATGCGGTGACCGCGCTTGGCGGCACGCAGACGGGTGTCTCGGCACACAGCCCTGACCTCCCGTTTACCATCTCATTCAAGCGTCCGACGGTCCTCAAGACCCTCGGTGCGAAGAATGCGGTGACGGGGATGTACACCAGTGTTCCCAAGAACGAATACGGAATCTTCCTACGTAAAGGTGTGGCCGTTCAAAGCGGCCAGAATGACACCTTCGCGGTGGATGTTCGTATTCGGGTACCTGCAGGCGCTGCTACATATGATGCGGCATCGCTCAAGAGCGCAAGCTCTTGCCTGGGCGGCTTAATCGCCAACCAGGTTCAGGGTATCGTGGACACTATGTTGACTGGCGTTATGTAATCACGCTAGTTTCAGGTCTTTAATTCTCCTTTGGAGGTTAATATGAGCGCTGACTCAGAGCTCTTTAGTAAGTTAGAAACGCACTTGATGGAGGATATCCATGCGTGCATCTCACCAGACGATCTCTCACTTGCGGCGGGAACGAAAGTTTCCGATCTGCCGTGCGATGATCGTTTTGCTCGTGTTGTTGCCGGAATGGCACAGCTCGGAGGAATCTCTAAGAAATATCTTGGAGCTACTCCTAAAACTGTAGTCTCGAAGCGAGAGCGCGCTGCTAACGCAGTTGCGCTCTTTCTAGAGATGAACGTTCACTGTAAGGGTACGAATGAACGTATACCTGCGGGGCTGACACGTGCGACTGAGCTAGTTTTAGCTGAAGCTCAACAGCTTCTGTTCGAATGGCTTGGTGGTAATTGCTCCTCTGTCCCAATTGGGACGGTGGGGTGCCTAGGCCGGGTTGGACCCGGATCGAGTCGGGGAGTTTCAGACACTGACTTCTTAACGAAGTTGGCGAATGGGCCTCTTACCTACTCGAGTACCTTGGTGCACGTTCTGTACAAGAGACTTGTTAAAAGCCATTCCCTGTGGGACGAAACCGAAACAATAAGGTTTGGTCTCTATGGCAGTGGTGACAAGTGTGTTCAACCTAAGATTACGACCGTCCCTAAGACGAGCGTTATCGACAGGACCATCATGGTTGAGCCAAGTTTGGATATGTATTTCCAACTTGGCACCGGGGCCTACTTAGAAGGAATTCTGCGTAGGAACCTAAGGATTGACCTATCCACCCAGCCCGATATCAATCGTGAGATGGCCCGTAAGGGTTCCACTCTGCGGTCTGACGACGGTTTTCGGTGGTGTACGATCGATCTTAAATCAGCCTCTGATTCCATTTCGCGCGCGTTAGTCGAACGACTTATGCCCGCTGAGTGGTTTAAGTGGCTAGATTCCATCAGATCACGCTCTGTCTTGTTGCCTGACGGCACTGAGATCGAGCTTGAGATGATGTCCACGATGGGCAACGGATATACTTTTCCGCTGCAAACCCTGTTGTTCGCGTCGCTTGTAGCAGCTTGCTACAAGTTACATGGCATATCGCTGAATTATAGTGGGGGTAACTCCTACGCTGTGTTTGGTGATGACATCATTGTCGACGAACGCATCTATCAATTTGTCGTAGACACGTTGGTGGATTGCGGCTTTGTGGTTAACACCGCGAAGTCGTTCGCTAGTGGGCCATTTCGCGAAAGCTGTGGGACCGATTGGTTCCTCGGCCGCAACGTTCGCCCTGTTTATTGCTCTGGTTTGAGCACTACACAGGATCGCATCTCTCTCGTGAACCGCCTTAATCGGTGGTCGGCAACTTGGAGTATCCCCTTACCTCGAACGATGGCAGTATTACTGTCGTCTATTAGGGTTAAGGAGCGCTACTTGGTGCCTAATTATGAGAGCGATGTCGCCGGTATTCACGTGGGTTTGGACTTGGCCCTTAAGGCACGTCGTGTTGGCTTCAGAGTTCACTCTGGCAGTCAACTTTCGACGCGTCTCGGAGCTGGGTCTGATTCCCTCGTATATCGCCTATTTACCACAAGCCCGCGCAAGCGGGCCGTATGGCGAGTAAGGCGTTCTGGCGAAAATGGTGGGATCGTGTACGAAGAAACCAGCTCAGCGGCTAACGCCGCTGGTCTTATGCTGGCTGTCTTGCACGGTTCCCTCCGGGGACGCCACATTTCGCTCCGATCGGAGCGTGTGTGGTACACGGACGGCTACGGGATCTCCCCTGGATGGGGTGACCCTTCGTCGTTCGGTGGCGCATCCGCCCACTGGGCCGGCTCCTATGCACACTGGGAAGCGTGCACGGACTACAACTTATGTGATTTGTTGTAGTAGGGTGTGTCTATAACCCACTTACGGGTTTAGGCCCCCTAGTCCGGGTCAAAGGAC